TGATGACCGGTCTCGGGGTATAAATCCCAAGAATGTAGTCAGAAGGTTTATGCAACGGGCAACCTGAGGATAATCCTGAATAACCTACATCTTTAACAAGTAGGTGAACCACTGGGGTAGAACTAGTAATAGTTTTGCCTCACGAGGGAACTCCTGCGTGAGAACTTCTAAGGTTGGTAGTCCTCAAAACTATCCATTCAATAATAAATGAATAAGTCAACCAATATTAAGAAATATCAGTTGGAATTGAGGAAGTTGCGATCTAAATTTGGTATTTCACAAATAAAAGATCTAGCTCCCACAGACCAGAAACCAGTTACAAAACCAACACCTAATAAAGGTAAGTCCAAAACATTTAAAAATAATGACTTAGTTAAAACTAAGATTAATAAGATTCAGTTAAAGGGTGAGTTACATCCGGATTTATTCAAACCGGGTTCTCGCCTCCTGAACGCTTATATAGTGGTTCTCAAATCAATTAGTAATAATTGATCAGAAACAGATTTGGTATCATTTGTGAATAGTGTTTATACTTTATATCAAAATAAGATAAAGCACCACGGTGTCACTGGAGGTACAGCCAAATACAAGGAAATCAGTGTATATACGCTGAGCCTTGCAGAAGGTAGAAATCCCTGCAACCCAAACTTCGTTGCAACGGAACCTCTTACTAAAGTACCAACCTCTCTAAAGGTTTTACAACCTTTAATCGAGAGCGTGCGGGGAAATAACAATAGGAAGGATTATCAAATCCTTTCAACCCTATTGGCTATACCGCGAATGAGTGAAAGTTTACCTGAACTAGATATTAGTTCTGTGGTAAACCCAATTAAAGATATCTGTAAAGGTACCTTTAAGAGTTATTTGACTTTATTTACAAGTTTTGTTCAAACCTGTAAGATGAAGCCTACCAACCAAGCTAGAAAACTCTGAGTCCATCCAAGTACAAGGATGACATCAGGTCCTAACAGTGGTCCCACGTTGAGCAAATCTGCGGAAGAAGCAAAGCTTCTGCTTTCCACTAAGTCTCTTAATCTTGCCTATAAAGATCTCTGTACCTTAACTGGTAACGAGCATCTCTACGATTATCTTACCAAACTTTCTGAGTTACCTCTTGAGCTTGATGAAATTTATCTATCAAAACTTTTGCTTGTTCCAGACAGCCTAAATAAGCACCGGTTGGTTGCAATTGTTGATTACTGGACTAATCTAATACTTGACCCTATAGAGAGTCTTGTAAAAGAATTTGTGATTTTGAACTTTCCTGCAGACCATATGATGAATCATGGTAGAGGAGCAGACGTTGTAAAAAGTAAGTCAAAAGACCCACTTTGATCAATCGATTTAAAAGATTGAACGAACCGTTTTCCGGCTCTTTTACAACAGAAAGTCTTGGCTAAAATAACTTCACCAAGACTATCCGATGCCTGGTATAGACTAATTGTAGATCGGGAGTTTTGAGTTCCCGCGATCAAAAAGTATATAAAGTTCGGAGTTGGCCAACCAATGGGAAGTAAACTATCTTTCGTCCTAGCAACAGCGACCCACCATATGTTTATTCTTCATTGTTGGGAACAGGTCCGTAAGGACAGACCCTTCAAAGAAGTTCACGAACTCTATGTAATTGTTGGTGACGATCTTGTCATATTTGACGAAGATTTATTTAAACAAGTCACAAGAAATAACAATTTTATTGGAGTTGAGATCTCGACAAATAAGTCGAAACTACCCTTAGATGGGGTGTTCTGAGCGGAATTCTGCTCAAGAACCTACGTGAATGGTGTAGATGTTTCTCGCATCAGTCCAAAAGTCATCAACCAAGCCTCGAAAAGCTGGGATGATATACCGTTATTACTTACTATCCTTAAGGATAGAGAAGTGAACATTCCTTCTGATTTACTACCCACCTTCCGAGTCCTTTGTAAAAAGGATAAGGATGGTGTAACCTATCTCCAACATCTAAAAGATGCTCTCACAAGTCACTTACGTGGCTTACAAGGGCTCTTCGAGATTGGTGATCAAATTCCTGGACCAAATAATTGGTTAGAACTTGATGTTAGTGAATCCGATATGGCAACTATTGAGTTAAATTACTCTTTAGCTAAGTCTATCAGAGTGTTGGAGGATACCGTCGAGTACTGTCTCGGAAAGCGAAAGCTACCAAGAAAGTATTATTTACTTCCAGACGAAGATAAAACAAAGTTCGAGGCTGGAAAGCCTCAAGTTGAAGTTTTAATTCAACATTACTCGTTCTTCGATCTACAAATAATCGACGATGGTCAAACAAAAACAGAAGAGGTCCTAAAGACCTCCTATGTTTTAGACCTTGCCTCCGATCCCGAGATCAGACCGAAAGACTGGAAATTCGATTTACCTCACCCTAGTTCTATAGCTATTATCATGCAGATTAAGCAAATGTTTTGCTTTCTCTTAAATCATGTACCTAGCTATGACGACAAAGCCAAGGAAGTGGATGAAGTGTATAATACCTTCATCTATAATATTGGCTTTAATGTGCAATCCATACTCCCTAAGGAGGCGGAATCGCTCATCGCTCGCGGTAAAGGTTTACACCAATACTACAAGCATCAGTCGTTTCTTTCGCGTAAGATCTTAAAAGCTTACACCGAAATGAAAAGAATAGGAGGAACTGAACTTGTCTTTACAGACATTAAGTGTAAGTTCGACCTGCCTGATAGGAACAAACCGGTCCTTCAAAGTATTTTAAAGGAGGATTTGGATCCTGATAAATTCCAGAGTGACAGTACTGTCTCAATGGACTTCATGTTTAACATTGTGTTAGGTGATGAATCTAACGATCAATGGTATTAGATCTAAACATGGATCAGGGTATAAGGAGTGGTTGGTATGTTAAATAACCAATATCCTTCAGCTGACCGTCTGGTCAGATGCAAGGTTTACTCAGTCTCACAATGATGGCTTATGTCATTGTTGTTGAGTGCACGACGTTTCCGACTCTCGTTTAAAAGTCGGCCACGGTTTACCCC